CCTGGCACTACTCGCATAAATCTAGGTGCCCAAGCTGTAATTTCTATCGGTTTGCCTTCAATATCTTCATGAATAATATGGTTAATTGTTTCACACTCAACTTCAATTACACTGCCTCGTTTTACATAAGGTGCAGCAAAAGTGCTTCCTATGGTTAAAACTTTTTCATAAGCCCCTACTTCTGTCTGGTCTTTCTTTAATATTTCATGTTTACCTGCCAAACAACCAAAAGATAAATTATATACAGTGCTTACTTTGGTCTGCACAGGTTCAATTACTACTCCTCTTATCACTACATTATTATGAAACTTACAAAATGAATTGTCATCTGGTTTACCATCTAATGGATAAGTTGCGTTATGGGCAATAGCTACACAGCCCTCACTTGATTTAACTTTTCTCATGCGTTCTGTTTCTCTAAGTAATTCCTTTGGAGTTTTACATAAGATATGGGGAATAATATTAAGTTTTTCTTCTGGATTTAAATTAGTTTCTTTTGAATATTTAATGCCAAGAGAATTTAAAGCTTTCCATCTCTTTTCAAATGGCTCTTTGTGTAAATCTTCACCATTTAAATACACACAATCAAATAAATTGGCAATTAAATCCTTATCTTCTATTGCTTTAGAGTGAATTTTAGCAATTGCTGCTTCTCTTGGATGATGGTATCCATTTTCCCATAATTCACACTCAGCATCCAAAACAACCGATTTTGCTTTAAGCTTTTTAACTGCATCAACAATTGTAGGTAATTGTTTTGTTATATCATTGCCATCTTCTGAATAAATTACAACTTTATCTCCGTCTGCATGAATTTGCACTCTGAAACCATCCCTCTTGACTGAGTTATACACAGGATAGTGCTGAGGCTCAAATAATTCTACTAATCTCTCTGGTGTATTTCTTTCTCCATGCTTTCCTTGCACCCGTATTGGTTTAAGAGGCATGAAAAAACGAAGTGGCTTTATTTTATCTTCTTTTAAAGACTGCTGTGCCATCTTTTCAATGTCTTTAGATTTGGTGCGTAATCTTAGCTTTTCCTTAAAACCTTCTTATTTCTGGATTTTTTCTAGGCACAAGTTTTAAATCATAAGCAGGTATAGAACTCCAATTAGCCCCGATTAACGCTGGGGGAGGAAACTCAGGTTTAATTGCCTTGCCCAGAACCTTCTTTGTTGCATATTGATATGCCCTTTGCAATTTAAGCAATAACGATGTATCCACAGGAATATACCATTTACCATTTATCTCCTCTGCTTTACATATTACATCTAAATCTCTTGGTGCATGGTCTTTTGTGAACAAAGTAGAGCCTGTAATGCTTGTAAATTCAGGTATCCATGTAAAAGAAGGAAGATTTGCAACTATATCTTTGCAGATTTGCTCGCCTTTGAATGCTTCGGTAAATCGCCTTGTTTTTAAATCAAATACACTGCCATCTTTAGCAATGTATATGTGCATTCCAGCAAATCTTTCATGTAAATACTGTAATATTTGTAAGTCTCCCCATTCTATGCCTTCACGCCCAATATGAGTAAGGATTACTATTGGATTTTTTTTACATTTATCTCTAATTCTTTCAATTTGGTGAATTACGCTTTTATGTCCAAATATTAAGTTATGGTCTTCCTTCCATCTCCTTAAATCTTTTGTGATGCTACTACCGTCTATTATTACAATGTCTAGATTTGGATAGAAAAATTCTTCATCTTCTACTTCTTCAAAGCCTAAAAAATCAGTCATTACTCCTATTGCAAGGCCATCTGTTTCAATCTTGAAAATGTGCATAGGAGCACGGATAGAATGATAAACTGGATAGGTGATAATTTTTATATTACTAATGCTAAATGCTTTTCTAGCTTCATAAATTCTTATATCTTCAGGTAAAGAAAAATCTACTCTATTTAAAGTTTGTTTTGATATATAGATAGGGCAGACAAAGCTTGATATTTCAGGACAGAGGTGGTCAATGTGGCAATGTGAGTTCAAAATTATATCTATTCTTTCCTTTATTTCTTCAGGATGCCTTTCACCATAATCCAATAAGATATTTGTGTCATTTAAGGATAACAAAATACAGGTATGATATTTATGCTCATCGTTCTCTTCTTCTATATATCCCTTAGTGCCATAGAATTTGATATAATCAGTCTTTGCTTCCTTGGTAGCTGTTGTAGGCCAATCAATCCTTGCAGGTTGTTCTTCATCCTTTCCTACAAATTCAATGTTATCTGCATCAATTATAACCTGTATACCTTTTGGTATTTTTACTCTTTCAGGTATTTCAAACGGTTCAAATTTTTCAACCTCATAAGCCCAAAGTTCAGGCTCAACTGCATTGTCTCTTGACATCCTCCACCACTGCCAAGCTTCTGTATCTAGAATATGGTGCTTTTTCTTTAAATCTTCTGTAAAGAACTGCTCTTTGGTAATTCGTTTGGGTTCTTTAAATGAGATAATTCCATAACAAAGGCCATCATCAATAAGGTAGTGAGGCTTAGATAAGTCAAATTTCCTAGTTTTAACTAATAAAGTTTTTTCTTTTGTCCAAAATAACTCTCCATGTGGATAAGTTAAATAAAGGCCATCTATCTTTCTTTTTGTTTCTTCTAAAGATGTTTTAATTATGTCTTTGCGTTTCTTATCCCATTCAGATAGTTCTTCTACTTTCCAGTAGCTTGTATTATATCTTGGGTCATCTTTAGAGGGAGGTATCAAAGGAAAATAAACAGAACGAAGGGCATCAACAATAGCAGCAAAATAACTGAGAAGGCTGTCCATATCCCAGTTTGACCATTTCTCGCCTCTAACTAATTTTGGGTATCCACTATTTCCAGACCAGACTATTTTTCCTTCCCTTCGAATCATTATAATTCCGTTAGGAACTTTTACATCATAGACTAAACCCGAATAAAATCTCGTTCCTCTGTTGCATTTGCGAACAGAGGCATATGGTCTTGTAGATAATTCCAGCCAATATAAACCATTTTTATCCTTTCTAAGATTTGCTGGGCATCCTGCTTTCAGAGTTAACTCTTGTAAATCATCCGCAAGCTGTTTTGAGGATGTTGTAATCAAAGATTCTCTCCGCCTTGAATATCCATCTGCTTTTACATAAACTTTTAAAAACTCTCTGATAGTCTGAGAATTGGAGTCTTTGATATATTGCGGAATGAATTTATTTTTTGAGGTTCCAAACCTTTTCAGATAGAGAGCCAAGCCCTTATCGTAGATATCGATTCCTTCTTTTGTTCTATGAGGCTTAAAGCCCAATTCTCTTATTATTGAAGATATTTCCTTGATTTTATTTTTATCTTTCTTCTGAGAAATAGTTACAGTATAGCCATTACAACCATACTCATTATGCAATTTTGAGGTGCCTTCTGCCAAATACCAAGCCAAGAACTTTACCCAAGATAAAAACGGAACTTTTTTCTCAGGAACATATATTTGTTTAAATTGATTGAGACCTCTTTTATAAGATGGAAGAATAAAGAAATCAGGCTGATTGCCGTTCCATTTCCCATCTCGTTTCAAGATTATGGTATCTTTAGGCGGTAAATCTTTGGCTTTTGTAAGTTTCCAGTAGGTTTTTCTCGTTCCATTAGAATAAGAAATTCTCACCTGTCTAAGAATATTCTGTTCGGGAGTGCAATGAATAGAAACCTTCTTCCCCTCAAGAGTCAGAAGCTCTCCTTCGTAGGGGAAAGAGTAAAGCTCAAGAGGTTTCTGATATTCTATCTCTTCTGTTTTTAGATTTAAAGTAGCTATTTCATCCTCTTTGGTTACATCTTTGAATAATTTCCAGCCTTTTTTTGTTAAGAGTTCTGTATCATCACTATAACAGTTTCCTAAAAAACGCAAATCAGCTAATAATTCTTTCCATCTAGTCTTGGCATGTTTAATGTCGTGATCAACCCCTTCTTTCTTAAATTGCTCTAAATGAAGTTCAGTTATACGCATCGGTTTTAAGCTCCTCGCCTTTTTATCTCAAGCTCTACGCCCATCTGGCTCAATAAGTTCCTTATAATCTTTTTAGCTTCTTCATCTGAAATTAAATTATTCTGTTTCAAATGTTCTATTGATAAGGTAATATTCTTAAATGCTCTGCTTAAGCGTTCTATATCTCTTAATGAGATTTCAGGAAAAATTATCTCAAACTTACGATTAACATTCCTTGGCAGTCTTTTATGAAGAATTGCTTGGTCTATTACAAAATTAAACACATACTCAATCATAGCCTTAAAATATTTCTGTCTTGTAATGAGCATTTTTTCAGTAGGAAAAGCTTGCTCATAAGCAACCGCCCTTACTCCTTCTGTATCTGCAAAATAATAAGGTGGGAAACCTGCACCACTTAGGATATGGTTTCTTATCAAACGGCTTTCTTGATTTGCATCTCTTGCTTCAAGCTTAGGAGCAACTACATCCCATCTATTTCATATTTATCTGCACCCTCTAAGGTTACATCCCAGCAGAAGTTATTGATATTCATTTGTCTCTCAAGTCTTGTGAATAAAAACTGGTCATAAGAGTCAATCCAATCTATCAAAGGTAATAAATCACTTGCACCTCTTGTCGCATTTGAAACCTTGTTAATGGCAAAGAAAAAAGTTTCACCTGTAAGGTATCCATAAGTATCACTATTGGGATTTTCATCCCTGCGAATTATCTTGAGTTCTCTCTTTTTCCCGTTTTTCTTATTGAGAGGAGCATATAAAATAATCTTATCTAAAATCAAACAATTTTCTTCATGAGGCACAACCTTTTTTACTTCCAATGGGTCAATATATCCTAGTCTTACATGACCATTAGCAGGATTTACTGTAACAGGCCAAATGCACTCGCCATAAAGACATAACTCCAAAATTCTATCGTGCTGTTTAAGAGGCCAATTATTTACATCATCAAACCAGAACGCATTTAATACTTCTTGAACTCGTTTATCTGATGTCTCAAAATAAATTCCTTCTCCTACAACAAAGTTCTTGATGTATTCAATTATCCTTTTGGCTAAAGGGTTTGAGTCATAAAGCCATTTGGCTAAACGACTCATCTTAACAAATACATCGGTGCGTAATTCTCTTAATAAGCCTATACCAGAGATTTTTCTCCACCCAGCCCAATCTTCTTCTTTTGTTTCTTCACCGCCTGGTAAAGAAAGCTTGGTGGCTTCAAAAAATCTTGCAGGCTTAGGACTGGGTTTTTTGATAAAATATGGCAATTATTATCTCCTCCGTTGTTTTTTAGGCTCTTCTGTAACTGGATAATAAAAGGCTGCCGTAGTAGTCTCAGGCATATCAGGAGCTTCATTTGAGTAAAAATAAATACGAATGCTCGCTGTATTAGGCGTTATTTCAAAACCGTAAATCTGTGCATCTTCAGGTAAAGCATCTCCTAAAATTTCCTTAAATGCCTCTTGGCTCATTTCAGTGTAAGCCCTTTTCATATCTTCCTCCTTAATTTTATTTGTTCCAAAACCACTTTGAGGCTTGCCAAAACACTCCTCCTAGAAAACCAAACAAACCTGAAATAAATGTATTAACCCGATTTTTATTTTCAAGTTTGCCAATTCTTTGCTCATGATTATTCTTTGCAGCGTTAAGCTTTGCAATTTGATGCAAAGTCTCGTCGTGCTTTTTAAATAAAATCTTAAAATTGCCATCAAATCGTTCTAAATCCTTACGAATATATCCTACATGAGTTTGAATGGTCTCTTTTAACATTTCTTTTACTATCTTCAATAACCTATCATCACTATTCATGAGAACCTCCTAATGTTGTTTCTGAAAAAGAATATTGGATTTCTTCTTTTAATCTTGAATTGGTGCATCATAGATGGAAACATAGAATTATCAATCACTTCTTTATTTGCTTCCTTATATTGAAATTCTGAAACAGTTACCATAGCAGGAGGAGTTCTGTAACTTGAAACAAAGCTAAGTAATGTCGCATCTAAAAAATCAGGAGAACGCTTTAACCGTTTCTTCAGCTTTCTCTTATTTTCTAACTTTCTTTTCCCAGTTCTGGGGTCTTCAATGACTTTTATAGCAGTTATATCAGATAGCCAAGCATCCTTTACTATTCTAGCTGATGGAGATAAACATAATCCTCTTTCTATAGCTTCTTTCAATCTAAAACCGACTTGAGTTCTTAAATTATAATATTCATTTTCATCATTCTCTGGTTTAGAAGATAAAAAGACTAGGTTAATTTTTACTTTCTCAGGATTACCATGTTTTCTAAGATATTCATATATACCTTTTCCCCATCCACCATCTATATT